CTCAGGTCTTCCAAGTTCATAGTCAAGGCAGAGTAGTCAGGTGTTGAGTTACCCGCACAGTAGCGGATCGATCCAAGCTTGGCAGATGCCTTGGTCAATGACTCGCCCCACGTTTTAAAGGGGATGAACTCGGTGTACTCGATGGTAGCCTCGATGTTATTAGCATTAGCACCAGTAGCCCCCTGACGTACACCGCTCTGCCCGCCTTGGAAACCCATCACGCTGAATGATGCGTTTGCCTTGTCAAGCATTTTGCTTAACTGGATCGCAACAGACTGAGCGGTCTTGATACGTCCACCGTTGCTCATTGAACCTGAGCAGTCAATCAATACTGTGACCGCAGAGGCTTGCGCCTCAACGTGATGACGTTTGGAGAAGATCGCAGTACCGCCTGTTGCGTAGCGTGTAAACGCTTTGCGATCTAATCGTCCTGTCTCCTCATGCGTATTCCAACCGACAAGATCAAGACTACGCAAGATGCGTTGGATCGTAGCCTTGGTTGCGCCTAAGCCACTAGGCTCAGAGTTAAATTCGACAGAGTAATTCATCTGTGCGTTAACTTTATTGATTTGCATATATCTCCTTAGACCCACTCGAAAGTGGCATATGTTGGTTTAGCTGAACTAGGACGATGATCTAAACGCTTGCTGAGGTTAGTCTTCTGATCGTTTAATTCACCCTCGATAAACTCGCTAGGCTCGACATTACGTCCACCCGCAAAGTCCTTACCGCCTCCATTCTTTTTGCCCTCTTCAGAGGGTTTGTTTTCATCGGTAGGCTGACCTTTATCGGATGGCTGATCGCCTCCCTCAGACCCCTTATCGTCACCCTGACCGCCCTTGTCACCGCCCTGATCATCACCCTCAGTAGGCTTGTCGGTAGGCTCATTACTCTGACCATCCTCTCCATCTTCACTGGGCTTGTCACCTTTGATAGGAAAGCCACTGCCCTCTTCACCCTCGCCCTCATCCTCACCCTCGGTAGGCTCAGGCTTGAAGTCATTAAGACGTTTGAACAATTCGATTGCGATCTCTGCAATACGCTTAGTGTCCTTGGCTAACTGCGCCTCAGTCAAAGCCCAATGCAGATCGGCAGACCAAGGGGCATCATCAACGATGCTTGGCACATCGATGTTGTACCCGTTTAAACGTCTACCCTCGACAGCGAGGAGGAATGGTACGTTCTTAAGATCGTCTGCCTCAACGTAACCGCTCTTCTTAAGGATCGAGTTAAGTAACTCTTCAAACAATGCCTTAGCATTCGGGGCATAGCCTGACTTGATGACCTTGAGCTCGATGCGGGGATCTTCAAGACCGTTTATCAGATTGCCTACGAATTGACCGTAGTCATTGCGGGCTTTATCCCAAGGCTCATTGCTTGTGAACCATGCATGACCGAGCTCATGGATTGCGTAGCCGATGAGGTTGTTAAAGGTGGAGCGTTTCATCTGCGCACCCTCATCGATAGAGGGGAAGACAATCTTGGCATCAACACCGTAGCTATTGCGCTTGAAGATGATGCCCGCAGTAGATCCAGTCCACAGTACTTGTAGCTGAGAGAATGCGTTGCCTGTCGAATTGAAGACACGCTCGACAGTAGATTCGACACCACGTTTAGCATTGATTGCTAACATAAGACCTCCTTATTTAGTTAAGTAAGTTTTGAGATTGTTGACATCGATGGTGGCAGAAAATACACCACGTAACTCAGCCTCACAATCTGCGGGGAACTTGTTGATGATTGCATTCTCGAATGCAACACCGACAGGCACACCCTTTGTGATTGCTCTAGCCCAAGCGAATAGCTGACGTAAGCTTGGTGGTTGAGTCAGCACACCCGCCTTAGCTTTCTCACGTGCAACGGTAGCGAACTTTATCAAGACTTCAGAGGCATCTACTGGCAAGCCAGTACGCTTAGACACAAGCGAGATCTCATCGGCAAAGGGCAAGTACTCAAAACGTAACGTGTAACCAAAGCGGTCAATGAATGCCGTATTTTGATCACGCACACCCGCAAAGTTACCCGACTGATCACCAAAGCCATTCGAGTTATCGGCACAGAAAAATGCAACGTGTGATGCAACTGCAATGCGCTCACCAGTCTCAGCGATAACAATCGAGCGGTGTGGGCTACGCTCACAGAGCGAGTGCAGTACTGCAATTGACTGCGCCCTTGCAAAGCCAACCTCATCGAGGATTATCAGCGCACCCGTATGTTGGATAGCTTGAGTGATAACACCCGCTTTCCACACCACGTTGCCGTCCTTGATGGTGTTGCCACCGATGAACTCGGCACGCTCCATTGCCTCATCGAAGTTCACACGAAACAACTTACGTCCAAGGCGGTTAGCAAGCTGAGTGACGAACTCGGTCTTACCAGTACCACGCTCACCCGCAAGCCATACGTTGTCAGGCAGAGAGTCATCGAGCGCAACCAAGGCTTGATGCAAGTGCTTAGGATCGAAGACGTAGTCATCGACTCTAGCGGGAGCGGATGGGTCACCCCACACCTCGACATCAAGATTGCTAAAGTCAATGGTCTCGCCACCGTACTCATAGGATAGGACACCGTCAAACACATCCCTAACCTTGGCACGCTTGACCTTGGGTATTGACTGAGCCACCTGAGCAAGCACTTCCTTGGAGGCGGTCTTTTTGAATGAGGCGAATAGCTTGGACACCTCGGTGCGGATGGTGTCTTCAATCACCTTGGCATCAGGCTTTTCAACCGCATCGATCTTGACGTTTAAACGCTCTGTCAAAGTCTTGAAGTCTTTATCAAGCTTGGTTGCCTGTTGGAATGCAGAGTCAAGCGAGGTGTTTGCACTGGTACGCAAAGCCTCAACCTGAGCCAAGGCTTGATCCACCTTGGATTGTGCATCGTAGACCGACTTGCGGATGTCATCGGGCACACCCGCCTGAGCAATGGCAGACGGCTTGGTGGCACGCACCTGATCGATGGTGACATAGCCACCGTTGATGAGGTCAGCAACCCAACGGTCATCAACGACAGGGTCACCAGTAAAAGCGCAATTGGATGCAAGCTTTGCGCCATGTTGATCGAGTACCGCCTGTACCACAGTACGTGGAAGCAGAGAGATAGTTTTTGGAATGTTCAAGGTAAGCCTCCTAGAAAAAGTTATTGAGATAAAACGAATTGCGTACCGCATTGGCAAGTAGGTAAACCCTTGTCAGCCCAACCCTTGCTGACACGAATCGTGTACTGGGATTTGACCGAGCCATCAGGTGCATGGATAACGCACGTACCGCAAACGGCTTTGAGCATACGTGTGCTTTGCACCTTGTAACTACTAGCCACATTTAGCTTGGCATGGGGGTAGATCCCAAGTGATTCAAGGATCGGGGCAAAGTTACTACGAAACGTAGCACCCACCTTGGTCTGAGTCAGACTGCCCTCAAGCCACACCTTGCGGGCACAATGTTTGAACTCTGTGCCATGCGATGAGCCTGTGACTGCGTGGCTAAGTTCGTGTACCAGTACACCCAAAACCTCGACAGAGTCATCGAGTACAGGGGAGATGAAGATTTGATGTGTTGCATCTTCAGAAAGATCAGGCGAGAAATGCTCACCGACATTGCGGTACAAACTACGTGCCCGCTTGGATGGGAAACCGCACGACACCCTGATGTGGTCAGGAATAGGGAAACCGTTAGCGTGGAAGATGCCACGCACCGAAGTTACTGCATTGTTGAGCCATTGCTCACGTAAAGCTTGAGTCATAGAACCCCCTTGATTTTGACGTTGAGACACTCTTGATAAGAGCCTGTAAAGACGATGCGGTAGGTGTTACGTGGCACGTCATCACCGCAGACAATGACGTATAAGGGCATGAGGATAGGTCTTACTGCTTGACAGGCTCATAACGATAGCCATCGGTCTTGACTAAGCCCCGTTTGACTAGTGAATCAAGGATGCGGATGGTGGTTTTAACACCGCACCAAGTCCACCCACAATTTAACCCCTTGTCCCAATAGCCTCTGCGTTCAAGGCAATCAAGCAAGCCTTTTTGTTGCTTACCTAATGGTTTAGGCATAAGTCCTCCTCTAGTGGTTTTGAGCAGTAATTGAGTGTTCATAAAGCCTCCGAAAATGATGCGAGATTGCATCCTCTTAGACTCAGGTCAAGCCCCTGTAGGTAGGTGGGTGCTTAGTGTGAGTCCAATGAGATTAAATCTCTAAAAGAACTAGGTATCGCTACCTGATTTAGCACTCGCCACGACTATCAACTCGTGGGTCAAAGCGGTCTGAGTCATTACGAGTTCGGATGCATGATCCCATCAGGGTGCAGAGCCTACTGTCCTTTGCTCACTCAGTTATAGACCTGATACGTCTCGCCCATTATTTAAGATCGATAGGCAATGAATGCTATTTGAATCGATCACCGCACTTATTTAGACACGCTCTCGGCTCGCACGTGGCGGGTGGTTTCTCACCCAAAACTAAACAACCCCTGAAGTATAAACACTTTCCGATTCTGTGTGTAAACACTTTGTATTAATAACTGTGGGATTGGTGCAACAAAGCAACGCTATATAGGGGATGAATTCAGCCTGTTTTAAGGTCATTTAGATGACCGCCCTGTGAGGCTTATGAAACAGGGGTGAGGCTCGCCATGCCATTTTCAAGTGTGTACTGATGCACTTGCCTCATGTAGACACTAAACGTCTCTAAGAGCGTTTAAATCGGTTTGAGCGGTATGTATGGATATACAGTACTGGTGTCTCATTTTTACAACAAAGCGGGTAAATGTCGAAGACGGTCAGGCGAATCTATGGTAGGTAGTAGAGGCTCATGCGGTGAGCTAGTCAGATACCTAGTCAGCACTAATCAAGAACAAACAAGTAACGTGATTGACAACGTAGATCGACAGGCTCATGATGTGAGCTAGTGAAGTACTTGTTTAAACAGATAGGGGAATGCAATGGGCAAAGCAGAATTACTAGCAGAAGTGATTAAAGAGAATGTAAACACTCAACCTGAGAATGGTGTAGACATTCCTAAGCGGGGGAAAGATAGCGAAGCGAGGCGGTCATATATAGAGTCAGTAGAGGTAAAGACAAAGAACAATGGACTGCCATATGGATTACACACAGAAGAGACAGATGAACCAAGCGGTAGAGACAAGAGATTAACTAAGAGACAACTAAACTTTGCCAGTAATGTCATAGACGGCATGACACCTATAACGGCTTACATGGGAGCATTCAAGTGTGACCACCTGACAAGCGCAACGATTCAGCAGAGAGTGAACGACTTACTGTCTGATGCGAATATCACTTTACTACTACAACCTCTCACTCAAGCCAAGAAAGAAATGATTATTAACGATGATCGCATGGCACGCAGATACGTAATGAACGAATGGTTCAAGCATAGCGAGGACATCGCAGTCCCAATCAACGTAAGGCTCAGAGCGCTAGAGTTGATGGCTAAGGCATCAGGTGTGTTCGAGACTAGAGCAGAGCAAGTGACTGAAGCGATTGACATTGATAGCCTCAAGCAAGAATTAGATAAGTCTATTGCGCTAATCGGAAAGTAGAAAACCCTGCGGATCTGTCACATAAGGCTCTGCGGGCGACCCCACC